GTCATGCTGGGCACAACAGCAGTCGATTTGCTTGTAGGATCGGAGTCAACCATAGGAGCCTTGTTTTGGCGCATCTTCTAGACCTCGAATTCAAATGGGTATCAGCAGCAGCCACCAACGTAGAAGCAACCTGGAGAAAGTTCGGCTACATCCCGCCTAGCGAGCAACAGCACTACCAACAGAAATGGAAACGATTCAAAGATAACAACCATGAAACAGATAGCCCAAGCCCTAGTCAAGTCTCAGAAACAGTTCGGCCCAGCGCTAAAGTCAAGCAGTAATCCGCACTTCAAGTCCCGATATGCCGACCTTGCAGCCTGTGTTGAAGCTGTAGTAGATGCTCTCAACGCTAACGGTATCGCTCTTATCCAGCAGACGCACGAATGCGCGGATGGAGTGATCGTCGAGACGGTGTTCGTCCACGAAAGCGGAGAGACGTTCTCAGGTGGCAAGCTGCATGTTCCTGCCAGCAAACACGATCCGCAGGGATACGGTTCGGCGCTTACCTACGCTCGCAGATATAGCCTTATGGCAGCGACCGGGATAGCACCAGAAGACGATGACGGTAACGCTGCAAGTAAGAAACGCGATCCGCATCCGACCATCGAAAACCTGATCAACGCTTCGTCGCTGGATGATCTCAAAAACAAATACGCAGCCGCATACAAAGCGTATCAGTCAGACAAAGAGTCCCTTGCACTGATCGAGCAAGCCAAGAACACCCGCAAACAGCAACTACTGGAGATCGACAATGCTAACTGAAGCACAGAAACAGAAACTAAAGAACGCCTCCCGTATCAAGCGAGGCTATAAGCAAGGTGATGTTGACTTCAACGGAGACAACTTCTCGCTAGACCTCGCCATCGCTGAATGCAAGATGGAGAACCCTGGAGCCTTCTGGACTAGCGAAACACTCATCCTGCGCCGGTTCTACCACAAGCCTCAGTTCCCCATCCCCTGCCAAGATTGGAAGGTGAGCAAATGACATACGGGTTAGCACGAAACGATGATCCCGATACCTCGCACGAGGCAGCATCCAGCATTAACGCAACACGCATCGAGCGCATCGTGCTGGAAGCCTTCTGGAAGTCACCTGGAGGGTTGATAGCGGAGGAAGTGGCGTTTCTCACAAGACTGCCTCTCAACACCGTTACGCCACGCATAGCGCCTCTCGTGCGAAAGGGTTACATCATCCCAATCGGCAAGCGGAAATCTTCCTCTGGACGCAACCAACGGGTGCACAAATGGATCAGCGAAGCGTAGAGTGGATTGAGGCTAGGTTGGGCCATGCAACAGGCTCTCGGGCCTCCGATATGCTTGCAGGGAAAGACACGCAAGCCAGGAAGGGATACATCACCCAGCTTGTGACAGAGAGGCTTACAGGGATGTCGCAGGACTTCTACACGAATGCCGATATGCAGCGCGGTATAGAGGTGGAGCCTGTCGCACGAGCAGCGTATCAGGCGAACCACGAACTGGTGGACGAGGTGGGCTTCATCAAGCATCCGACTATCCTATGGTTCGGTGCTAGCCCTGACGGTCTGGTTGGGAGTGATGGACTGGTGGAGATCAAATGTCCCCGGTCAACAACTCATCTGGAGTACATCCAGGCTAAGAAACCACCAGCGAAGTACATCCCGCAGATGATGGCTCAGTTGTCATGCACCGGCAGGAAATGGGTGGACTTCGTGTCATTCGACAACAGGTTCCCAGAGCACCTACAGTTGTTTGTTGTTCGGTTTGAACCCAGCGCGGAGGAACTGGAGAAGTTTGAAACGAAGGTCAAGGAATTTCTGTCTGAAGTTAATAACCTAATGGAGCAACTATGCCCATCGCATACGAAGTGATCGCCACAACCGGAACGTACACCAACAAGTCCGGTGAGGAAAAAAAACGCTGGCAGAAGATCGGCGTTGTCATGCAAACCAAGAACGGACTAGCTCTTAAGATGGAGTCCGTACCTGTCAACTGGGATGGCTGGGCAACGCTAGCTGAACCTAAACAGCGGGACAACGATGCACCATTCTGAGGTAGACCACCCCGCTCACTACAACCAGGGTGACATCGAGTGCATTGATGCGATAGCGGTTGCCTGCAAGAACCTGTCGGGACTGGAGGCTTTCTGTACAGGCAACGCTATCAAGTACCTCTGGAGGTGGAAGCAAAAGGGAGGAGTGCAAGACCTTCAGAAAGCTCAGTGGTACATCAACAAGCTCATATCATCTTGAGTGCTGCGGAGCGGACATCTTCAACACGCCGCTCCCAGCCTTTACCAAACACATCCCAGGTCTTGAGTTCTTTCAAGAACGCGAGTCGCTTGTTGCAATACAAGTTGATGAGATCAGCAGCAACCATTGACCTAGCAGCTTGCAGCGACATTGGACCAATAGCACCGTCTGGCTGAGTGCCTACACACTCCTGCAACCACTTTGCCGCTCGGCCAGCACCACTGTTGATAGCAGCGTCAAACACGATGTAGTCAACGCCAGAGGGTAGGTCGTCACCCTTCACCCGATCCCAATATTTCGACTTGTAGAGCGGAGCAACGTCGCTCGGCTGTAAGTCGCGCATATCCTGCTCGGTGACTGGATGACCGCACCACTCCTCCCAGACTGCTTTAGTGCAGCCAAGGTTGGTCATGCCGCCTGGGTCGGACGGGTGGTGAACGAAAGACCCTTCATGATGGAGAACGGCTTTCAGTGCGTTGTCCCAGTTCGAGTTCATTTCTTAGCCTTCATGTCGATGATTTTCTCCAGCGTTCTGCCGCCAAAGTAAAAGCTCATGATGAGCATCCCCCATTGGCCTAGAAGCTCAACGTAAGCCTGATTGGTGTTCTTATCGAACGCGCTCATCATCGCAAACGTAAAGTAGCCGCATAGGATTGCGATCAGCGTCATCGGCCTGATGTTCTTGGACAGCCAGCTATCGCTGGCCATGTCGGCTTTCAACCTGTCAGTCAGGTTGTTCTGCTCGATCTCAAATAGCTTGGTTTCGTTGGCTAGCTTTGCAAGCTCACCATCCTGGTGGAGTTTTGCTAGCTCTGCCTTCGCCTTGTCTGCTACCGCTTGATCTGGCAGCACCCGGTCAAGTATTTTGGAGCCAACCTCAAGTAGCGGGCCTAGCGGGATCATCTTTGTCCTTTGAAATCATATTGGCTGCTGCATACGCACCTTTGCGCCCGACGATCCCGCCGACAGCGCCGATGCACAAAAGCATGATGTCTTTAAGGATCGCCATGAATTGCGTGTCAATCGGGCTGATGCGTTCCATGTCGTGCTCGACAAACAGCACACCAAGAATGATGCCGATGACGGAGGAAACTAGGATGCCGGTTAGCGATAGGGCAATGACTGCCCAAACCCTAACTTCGACCTCCTCTGTACTCATCTTCATGTCGAAATCCTTGCGAGAAATAGCATCAGCACCTCGATAAACAAGATGCTGACCACCAGAAACTTTATTGCCCCGGCCATGCGTCGATGATGTAGCTGACAAGGTGGAACAGGATGATGCCACCGATACCGATGACAACAGCAATCAGCGCTCGCTCCTTCTTCTGCTTTGCCCGTCGCTCTTTTTCTCGCTGTGCTGCCAACTCTTCTGCCTTGCGTCTCTGTACTACCGCATTGTGCTCACGCTGAATCTCGTCCCAGACCGCAGCTTGACCAGACCATATCAGGAACTGTTTAAGTTCCTGTGTCATCTCGCGTACCTTCTTAGCGGCAATAACAGTCTCTAGCGCCTCGCTCATCGCCGACTGCTCCGGCTTCTGCTTGGCTTTCTCGTCCAATGACGCTTTCTGAAGTTGATCCTGCGCGTCGAACAGCTTCATGAAGTCGCCCAAGCACTCGTGCGCTTCCTTGCCAATCTGGATCGCTTGCTTGATGCCAGCGACAGCGGCTTGGGCGGTAGCGAGTACAACAGCGACTTCGATCATGTTTTCAGAACCAACCCCAACAAAAGCGCAATGATGAACGCAGCACTGCCAATAAGAATCTGCTCAAGACGCTTCAGACGAGCGTTGATGCCATCGTAGCGAACAGCGCAGACTTCTTCGTGCGTCATGAGTTTAGCCTCGATGTCGTTCATGTCTTGATGATGAAGTAAACACCCAGATAGGGCGGGAGGTTCGCATTGGTGCCAGACGAACCCTCTGTCGAGATTGTCGTCGTAATGCTGGCTGTAGAACTTTTTACGTTCGTTCCAGAGTCGTTTACGTTGGCAATCCCATAATCAGCGCCAGAACCTGCCAAACGATCATCTACAGATGCGCCTGACAAATTGCTGACTTGAATGTTGTGCGTATGCCCAGCATCCGTACTCGTCGCGGTATGTGTATGGCTGACAAGTGTAGCGTTTGCACTACCACCAGTTGAGTTGGCACTGTATGTCGTACCAGCACCAACAGGGAAGCGGTCGCGAAAGTCCGGCACGTTGAACGTAGTAGACCCGTCACCCGATCCGTATGTCGTACCAAGAACCGCAAACAGCGCAGAATAGGTCGAGCGGGAGACGGCAGCACCGTTACACAACAGATAGCCAGTCGGAGCAGATGCAGTGCCCCACATCATCATGCCGCCGGTAGGAACGTAAGTCGGTGTTGACGATACCCAGGCTGAACCGTTAGATGTTAAAACATTGCCGGACGTTCCGACTGAAGTAAGACCAGTGCCGCCACCTGCAACTGACAGTTGGTTGCTGGTCTGATTGCCTAGCTGGAAGTCTCGCAACTGTGCCATCAACTCTCGGATGGCATTGTTCAGGTTAGCAGGCGAACACCCTTCGTTGATGTTGATACCACCAATGTCGGTGTTGCTTGCAGGAGTGGTCGAATACTCGCTGAGTTTTGCGATTGTCATGGTTACTGTCCAATCAATCCTGGTTGTTGCATCGTGCCACCAATACTACCGCCAAGCTCGCCAAACAAGAACGGGCTAACCATTCCTCTACCGAGCGCTGCTGGCGCTTCTGGCAACCGCTTGCGAACAACATCCATCAACGTCTGTTGTTGCAACTCTTTTGAGATTTTTTGCAAAGCGTTCGGATCTTGTGCAGTCAAAATCCTCGACAACTCAGAAGCAGTTGATCGCATCTGCTGGTCTGACATCGCACCCATATCACGGCGCATAGCCTGCATCAACAATCCTGTCATGCTCAAACCCATCGGGAGTTCTCGCGCAGCCTCAGTTTTGATTTTGCCCATCGCCTCTAACCGGCCAGCAGTCTGAGAACCCGCTAACACAGATTGGCTAGTCACTTTCATCTGCAACTCGTCTTGCAAGTTGTTGATGAACTTGCCAAATGCTTGATCTCCTGCGTCACCTTCAGGAAACGTTAAACGCATCATTCGTTGAGCGCGAGGGTCAAGCAACTTCTTAGCGTCTCGCATTGACCCAGCCAAAACAGTTTGCCCTGTCTCAGCGCCACCGATCCGATCAAGCAGGTTCTGCATCGCTCCTAGCCTAAAAGCCTCGCGTTCAGATAGAGACATCTTCCGCAAGTCTGATTGCAACTCATCAAAATCAGCTTTCAGGAAGTTGCGCCCTTCCTGCATGGCATCCATTGCAGCAGTGTCATCTGCCCAATAGTTTCTGGCTCGCTTGTAAGCGGGATTGTTGCGGTCAATCATGTTCAACAACCGCTGACGCACTTCTTTTTGCCCAGCAAGCTCAGTTCGACCAATGCCTGATGTTGGAGTTTTGCCAGTAAACACAACATCATCAAGACCCATTTTCAAGAAATGCAGAAATTCGGTGTTGATGCCTTTTACCTCATCACCTTTTGCAGTCACTAACTTGCCATCAGGGGTGATTTGAACTTTAGGCAAAGGGATGTTGCGATCAGCAGCGATCCTAGCCGCACGTTCATACGCAGACTGAGCGGTTGGCGTCTTTAGGATGTTGGTTAGCTCTGTGTTTACAGGGACTTCAACACGGAAAGCGCGGTCATAAAGTTTGCTACCAAGATCGCTGCGAGCCTCTTTGAGAGCATTGAATTCATCGAAGAATGATGCTCTGCTACCAAACGCCTCCTGAATGTCGCTTGTGAGCCTGTTAAGCATCCCTTTGTCGCGTTGACGCAAAAAGTCCTCGGCAATCTTTTTTCCGGGGCCAGGAAGTTGTGCAGCAGCGTCTAGGTAAGCGCGAGTGTTCGGCCCAATATCAGCCAAAGCATATGGCTTGCCTGACCGCTGCAAGATCATCCCGATTGCTTGGTCAATGTCGCCAACATCAGCCTCGATTGCTTCTTTCAACAACTGCCTAGCCGACTCAACACCGGCTCGCTCTGGAGGTTTGAACATGGCATCAACCATGCTTCGATAGCCTTTGCCAACCACTCTACCGGCAACAGAACCAACCCCAGCGCCGACAGAACCAAGCGGTGCACCAATAGCCGCACCAGTAGCTCTTTCGGTTACTCCGCCTTCTGCCTGTCCTGCTCCAGAAACTGCGCCAGTCAACCCACCCAACCCAATAGCGCGAGGGATTGTGGTTGCAGGCATAAACACACCAGGAAGCATAGCGCCAGCAACTTCAGCGCCGATTGCTCTGATCGGAGATTCTTCTCCGTATTGCTGCAACCCTAGCCGTTCAATCGCTGCGCCAGTCTGCGCAGGGGTCAACGATGGCATCTGTTGCCCAGGCTGACCAGCCTCAAACGCTTGCAGCGTCCTAGAAAGTTCAGCAGGTTGTGGCGAAAGAAAGGATCGAATTGAACCAATCGCTTCGTCCGACAGGTTCATCGTCAAGCCTTGCAAGAACGCTCCAGTTCCCTGAGTGGCAACTCCGCTTTGCAACAACTGCAATGCTCGCTCACCTTGAGGTGTAAGCATCCCACGGTCTTGCGCTGTCAACAGTTCTTGTTGGAGCGCGTAAAGCCTTTGCGTCGGAGTCATTATTGCCTCACAAGTCCAGCGGCTCTTGCAGCAGAGCCAGCTTGCTGTCGAACCTCTGGAGCAGAACTTAGGTCAAAGTCAGTTGTATATCCCTCGGCAAACGATCTTGTTTCTTCTGGAAGAATGTTACGAAGTCTGCGCACGTTTGCTTGATGACCTTGAATTTTGAACTTTGCGGTTCTCTCCAAAGCATCTAATAACGAATTAACCTCGCCAACAGTTAAAGACTGGAGGTTTCCACCAGCAGCGCGAGCAATCAATGCTCGTTCACCCTCGGTGATTGCGCCTTGTCCACGCATTTGTTCTGCCGCAGACAACTCCAATGACGCAAGACGCTGCATTGCAAGTGATGTTCTGTTCAAAAGTTCTTGCGTATTCTGGCCAGTCACGCCAAGACTAGACGCTAGCCTTGCAACAACCGCTGTTTGTCCACTCAACGGACCAGACAACACCCCAGCACTAAGCACAGGTTTCAAATCAGAGATTGTTCGCAGTGTTTGAGCAGCACCACCAGCAGCCAACTCTGATGCATTTGCGCGTTCAATTGCAGCATCAATCAATCTTGTTGCTGTTGGCGGACCGATTTTTACTTCAAGCGGTTGTGCTCCGGCTCTACGCAAACTTTCTTGATACTGGACAAGCGTGGGCGGAGTTTCTCCGCGCTCACGAGCCTGTGCAACCACACGGTCGTAGTTTGCAAGTTCAGATGAAGGCGCTTTTTGTGTTGCTTCAACCATCTTGGCAAGGCTTTCAGCGCGTTGCCCTGCTGTTGCCTCGTCAATCGCACCGCTTTGATAGGCACGAGAATATTGTGCAGCAACTGTGCGAATGTTCGGATTTTCGCTTGCCATAAACGGAGCAAACGGGTCAGCACCTTCCATGCCGCCAGCAGTCAACCCAGCCCTACGCAATTCTGGAATCGTTTTGGCAATGTTGGAGAGCGCACCAAACGGATCGCTAGACATCGCAGCCAAAAGTGACAGACGCTGCGGATCAATTGAGATGCGCTGTTGAGCGGTAGGAATCGGACCTTCCTCTCCAGCCATCGCTCCTCGTTCAGTAGTTGTTTGAAAGATCGTTGGGAACAACTGGCGCATGGCTTGTTGCTGTTGCAACTTCCGCTGCTGTTCAGCGATCTGTTGCGAGATCAATGCTTCCTGCGTTCTCTGCTGCAGAACATTGCCATACGCTTGTTGGCCAGCAGCTAGCCCCTGCGCCAACGCCTGTCCAGTGGAGATGGGAGTACGGCTAGGAGCACCGGCTTGCATAAGACCGAGAGCAGCACCCAGCAGACCCTGCTGTTGGGCTTGTTGTCGCGCCAGCCTCGCCTGTTCCTCTCCCAGCAGACCGGGAAGGTAGGAAGGCGCAGCAGGGAAGAAATTAGAAAGGTCCATGTTTGCCCTCACAACAGGCTGATTTGTCGTTTCTCAACGCGCTTGGGAGCCAGCAGCGACATGATTGGATCTTGCTGCACTAGCCGAGGATCACCACGCTTTACTCCACCGCCGGCAACTGGTTGCGGTTGCTGACCACCCAGCATATTCATTGCAGAAAGCGCCATCAACGGATTCATTCGCGCAGCCATCGGAGATGCGCCAGCAACAGCGGACGCTCCGGGTAGATCGCTTCCAAGGCTCGCACGAGCGATAGCGTCGAAGTCAAACATTGGTGTATTTGACAGACCAGTGGACGTAACTTGACCACTTGCAATCGGAACCAAACCCTGTGCCTGACTAGCAGTAATGTAGTCCGACAGGACAGGCGCAACGTCTGGTCTTACTAGCGAGATTGAACCCTGTGCCCCACCCATCGCACCGGATGCGATACCGCCGCCAACACCACCCAGCGCAGCGCCCATCATCGCACCCTTCAGCGGGTCGTCTCGATTGGTTGCCGCGCCTAACGCAGCACCAGCCATCATCATCGTTGCCGGATCAGCCATGTTACCTCCCGCTTGCGCCTAACAGACCACCTGCAACAGCGCCAGGAACGGCGTATTGCGATCCCGCCATGCCACCCAAGGTGTACCCAGCTAGACCACCACCAAGCGCACCAGCAATCGGTGAACGATACGTCGGAGCGGTAGTGATCGTCCCCATCGGCGCACCGTAAACGGCTCCAAGAAAGCTTTGTAGCGCACTGTACGGGGCTTGCTGGCCAAAGTTGAACCGAGCAATGTCCGCTGCAAGTGCCTGCTCTTGGTAAGCCTCCTGGGCCTGTCCTGCTTGCAGAAGACGCTGAAGGTCGGCGTATTCGGACTGAGCCAGACCCGGAGCAGCAGCGGCTGCGGCTTCTTGTCTAGCGCGTTCTTGTGCGTAGTTCTGATAAGCCATCTGCTGAGAGATGTCACCAAGACCACGAGCAAACGCTTCTGTCGCACCGCTTTCCAACTGAGCCTGCGCCCCTGAACCGTATCGGCCAGCAGCAGACGCTTGTGACTGGATTTGTCCTAGACGTTGCTGGAACTGTTGTTCTAGCGGACGGGATGCAGCAGCTATAGCACCTTGCAGAAACGGATTCGGCCCGAGATACGCACCGGATACCGTCCCTAGTTGCTGCTGTAGCGCGGTCTGCTGGAGCGGAGAACCTGCCATCGCTCGCTGACCAGCAGTTTGCAGGGCTTGCGTCGTAAACTGGCTCGGGTTAACGTAAGTCTGACCCGGGAAATACTGCGGAGGTCCACCCTGGTAGAGACGTTGCGCCTCTTGCAGACCAAACTCTACGAACGGTTGAACAGTCGGATCAATCCGCTGCTGGGAAACTTGTTGCGATCCACCGCCAGCCATATTACACCTCTGCTATCCACTGCTTAGGTCGGAATCCGTGTTTTCTTGCTACACGCTCCCAACCGGGACGATTTGAGTCAAATGAAATTCTACGCGACCCACCCGCTTTCGCAATCTCGCGGATGTGTCTAAAGCCCTCATCCATCAGCATCTGCCCCCAACCGCACCAAACATGGAGGCAGTCACCCAACGGTTGCATCACTCCAAACCCGACAGGCTTCCCCTGATCCGTTACCACCCACAGCATAGACCGACCATTAAAACAGTCGGTGTATACATCCTCCGGTATCCAGTTGCCATCTGAGTATTCTTGTACTTCCAACAGCCCAGGTCTGACCCATCCCCAGATCTCCCGCAACTTCTGCGGCTCAATGAACACTCTATCCAAGGACGACATATCGATATGTTTTGTCTGCGGTTGAGTTGGCAAAGTGGTTGACCGTACACTGACCCTGAGTCTGGTTCGATGCGTAAATGTCAGACGATGATGACTCGTCGACTTTGTTGATCGTGACAATCGCACTCGGAGTCGTCGGTCGTGTCGGACTTGTCTGCGCTGGCAACTGCTCAAGCGTCACATCTGTAGAAGTTGTCGCCCACATGATCTGGACGTAATCGCCTGCTGCCAGTTGGATGTAGTAGTTCAGCGCAGCAATCAGATGACCATCCGTGCCGCCATGCCTGTTAGGGACTGAGAACTTGCTATTCGACCCGGCAACATCAGTCCCGTTCTTACGGAACCATACGTCAACGTCTTGGATGGCAACGTTGGTATTGGCGAACTGAAACGAAAACTGAATGTTGTAGACGCCAGCAGATCGGACGGTTATCTGCGAGTTGCTGACAATCGCAACACCAACAGCATAGTCCGTCGTGTTAAACGTCACCGCATACGCTGCGGTTGTGCTAGCAGCGGATTGGTCTGTAGTGTCCTGAAACGCTCCGTATGGCACTGCATCGGCTATCGCAGCAGCAGAGTACGGTACAAACAGAATTAACGAATCTTCGCTGATCCTAGCGTCGAGAAGGGTGGTGGTCGTGGCGTTACCCGTCGACAGCGTAATAGTGCTGACAGAGTTGATCTTGCCATCAAGGATGCGGTTGACAACTTCAGCGACTTGCCTCGGCTGTCCACCGGCCTGGGGCAGACGCAGAAACATCATCGGCCCCCGGTCGGAATCAGATCAACGTCAACACCTACAGCGCTGACCCAGTTACCAGTTGGTACAACAGAAAGACGATGAAACTTGCCGCGAGAACGTAGAGACACGCGATTATCAGAATCAGCAGCAACAGGACTCGCATAGCTGATGTTCCCGTCCAACCTCTTTCGAGACGCTACAGCCACCGTCGCTGACCCGTTGTCAATCAGCGGCCTCGCAAGCGTGATGATAGATTCAAGACCCTGCGCCTCAATATCGCCAGTCTGAAGCGTAGCAGTAAGATCCTCGCCTCCGAAAGTAATGATCTTATCCCCATCGACGCCACCCTGAATCAGTTTGCCGCCAGACCAAATACGAGAATCCAGGCTTGCAGGAACCGTGTCGATGTTCGGATACAGCGCCGCAAGGCTTTCCAAATCCGTACTGCTAGTTGCTACAGTGCTCACATAATCAGCGGTCGTTTCGCCATGCGTCCACTTGTCCACCTGCCAGTTGTAGACCAGCAGTTGCTTCATCTGGAAGATGTCGGTAAAGCCCCATGTCACCGTCTTGTTGATCGGGTCAACAGCAGCAGACATCTCCGTTAGCTTGCCAGGATCGAGTACAGAGTAGAACCAACGGTCTACTCTCTCAGCACCGATTGGTTTAACCGTCTGACCGTCGCAGACAAAGAACCCATCGTCTGACAGGAAGAACGTCATTGACCCGTACTGCACGACAGAACGGGACTCGTAGCAGCCAAGCGAACGGGTAAGTGTGTCGAACTGGAAATAAAGGGGAGCGCCGATGTACGTCATCCGCACAATAGAACGCTCCATAAGAACAAGCCCAAACTCACCACCAGTCAACCCACGAACCTCACCACCATCAGGAATATCCTGCGAATCAGCCTGACTACCAGAACCAGATGTCCAGTCTGTAGCGTCGTTAATGTCAGACCACTGCACTCGATTGGGATAGCTTGCCTGTTTGCCAGTGACTACAAAGTCACGAACAGTCGTCACAAACTGAGCAGACGGAGCAGATGCGTTGAGATCGGCAAAGTTGGCTGATGATCCAACCGTCCATGCTTGGAGTTTGTCCAGACCATTAGCAGCGATCAAAGTCTGACCAAACTGCGTAAACGTCCACTGTGTAGTGGTTGTGTATGCGGATGCTGTGCGCGATACGTCTTGCAGATACTTCAGCGTTGTCGCTGTGCCTCCAGAGGTGTAAGTGCCGAACGCTGTCGAGTTCACTCCGTTAAGACTGAACGAGTTAGCATCGATCACCGTTATGACGTAAGAGTTGCCGTTTAGCTGCGTCATCCCGCCAACAGCAGCAATCAATACTGTGATCCCTGTACGGAACCCATGACCCGTGGCGGTAATTACGCAAGGGTTAGCCTTCGTCGCTCCGGTAATCGTTGCAATCTTGCTAGGCCAATAGCGGAATAGCTTGTTAGCGCCAGCAGCAATCAACAGGGTATCGGTGTTCCACCGGGCTACAGAACAAGTCAGCAGGTTTTCGCTTGCAGAGTTGGAGAAATCGGCAGCGCTGGGCATAGGCCCGTAACCTACAAGCGTAGGTAAGACGTTCTTTGCCTCAACCAGACTGTCGGCAATACCCGGGCGGTCTGGTGTCCACTGGCCGAAATTTACTCTCATTCTGCCTTCGTCTGCTCTTGAACCTGCTCACGCAGCTTTTGCCACAGCGCGACCGACATCTCCAACGGCAGTTTGCCCAACCCCATCGCAAGGATGTTGGCCTCCTCTACCGTGATCTTGATGGTGAACTCTTGCATGTCAGGCAGCCCAAGGAAGGGGTGTGTTCTGTGGGCTAACAGGTGGGTTTGCCATCGAATCCAGTTGGCCCTGCACACAGGCTTGTGCGCTCTCGATTTGGTTGGCGGGAATCCAGCCAATGACCTGTTCCTGAGTCAGTTGGTCATAAGGGATGAACGCGCCCTCTTGGTCAGCCGAGTTGAACTGCGTGTTGCCGCCGATGGAGGCGGTGTTTGCGCCGTCCACCCCGGTCACTGTCCACAGTACGTTCACAACGTAATCTGGGTCAGGAGTTTGCAGGGTGTACATGCGGTCGATGGTGGTGGTGAATGTGGTCATGGTATTTTTCTTTCAGGGGTTAAATTGATTCCAGTGCCGCAACACGGGCACGGAGAGATTGAACTTCTGCGATTAAATTGGCAATCATTTCGGGGCTGCTATAAGACATGCCTTGCATTTCATCGCCATCTTTGCTACCTGTCGCAATTTGAGTGCGTGAAACTTCTTGTGCCTCATGTGCAACCAAGCCGACAAAAACAGAGCCGTCATGTTTCCATGTGCCCTCAACAGGTTTCAGGCTGTCGATGTAGGAACCAGAGTTGGTGATTGGGCCTGTGATGTTCTTCAGGCGGTAATCAGACGATGTGTTGTATGTGGTATTGTTGACATTCGTGGTAACTGACCCCGTTTCCGAACCATCCCACCCTAAAAACCTAATAGCTTTTGCGCCGACGTTATTTGAAGTATTTGCAATTTGCAAACCAATAGTGCCGAGGTCGCCATTGCAAGACCCAGTGAAGCTTACGCCGCCAGAAACGCCTCCAGCGGTGGTTATAAAGCCAGCATCAACAGTAAATTTACCATTGTTGTCAAACACACCCCGTGGATTCCCGTCTCCATCGGAAAGAACAATCCGATTTGAAAGAGTGCGGATGTCGAGGCCACCTTGGTTGCCGTTGTATCGACCAATAATGGTATTTCTAGTTCCCGATGTAACCAAATAGCCCGCTGTATGACCAACAAATGTGTTGTAAATGCCTGTTGTTGAATTACCAGAATAAGAGCCAAGATATGTTGAGCCTGTACCAGTAGCGGAATAACCAGCTTGCCAACCAATGGCTGTTAAGTCTGCGGCAGTTGTGTTGGAGTACAGTGCCTGATAACCAACAGCGGTGTTGTTGGAGGCGGTGGTGTTGTTCAACAGGCTAAATTGCCCAAGAGCCACATTAAAACTACCGCTGGTATTACTCACTAAAGCTTGGTAGCCAAATGCAGCGTTGTTTGTGCCCGTGTTATTCGCAACAGTGGCCGAGCCGCGTAATGCAAGAGCACCAAACGCATCGTTTGTGTTGGCCAGAATGTTCAATGCGGCTTGGTAACCTACAGCGGTGCTGTTTGTGCCAGTCGTGTTTGCAGCAAGAGCATTGAGGCCAAATGCCGTGTTGTCTGCACCACTCGTATTCGCCGCCAACGCACTCGTACCCACCGCAGTGTTGGTAGCCACAGCACCTGCACCGCGACCTACGGTGAGGCCGTGTATCGTTACGTCGTTGTTAACGACATTGACTCCGGAGTTAAACGCAATAGCCCGAGGCACAACGTAGGTGTCGCCCGTCTGTGCGGCTTGGATCTGGGGGATTGCTGTATTGAGAAGAAGAACCTCGTATGCGGCCACGGCTTAACTCCTAAATCGGGTAATACTCGGTTCCGTCGCTTGTCTTGACGGAACTGGCAACAGTGTAATCAACACCAGAACTGTCTCTGGCAGGTAGTCCGATAGTGTACTGGGTGCCTGTCGAATCCAGTACGATAAACGGAGCGCCAGGAACAGGGACATAACCCCCGAGTGATCGAAGGTTCGGGAGTTTTAGGTTAAGACCGAGCAACATTACAGCAGTCCAACGATGTTGCTGGCAGTCGTGTTGGTTGACCAGACCCGTCGAGCCATCACCGGCAGGATGACGCCAGCAGGGACGTTGTAAAAGATCACGCTTCCACCGCCGGTGTCGTTGATCCGCACGTTACCCGACCCGCCGATGTAGAGCGCACGAACAGGCGCAACCAGATCAGAGTCGGCTGGAGTGATAGCAATGCAGTTAACAGCGCAGCTATCAGGAGTCGTTGAAAATGGAGCAGCCATGTCTACACCCACACATTAGACGAAGT